ACCTCATCCTACGATAGAATGGTTTTTGAAAATCTGCTACCTCTCTTTCTGCACCACTAGAAATATAATCCATCCAACCTTCAAATATATTCAACATAGTATAATCATCATCAACATAAAATGTAAAATCAATATCAGTGTATAAACGGGAGTGAGCAAACTCTTGTGGTATTCCCATAAAATTATCTTTGACCTCTGCTGTTGCAAACGCACTTGCTGGCAATGATGCATCACTACATAGTAACCCAGCCTCACGACTGATGAAATCTTGTGCATTATTCATTCTTCTATTGAATTTCAAATATCTAATCACATTACCATTAAATCCAGCAAAATGAACTTGATATTGATTATTCAGCGATAGACTACCAAATTTTACTTTGGCATCATTCATTGTGATTTTCTGTATAAAACTCACACTAAATACCTTTATGACTTTATTATAATTCTATTTATGTCATATAAGGGAAGATATTCTCCCACATACCCAAGAAAGTACAAAGGAAACCATACAAAGATAGTTTATCGGTCACTTTGGGAAAGAAAGTTCATGGTTTATTGTGATCTGAATGAAAATATACTTGAATGGGGAAGTGAAGAGATTGCGATACCATATAGATCTCCTGTAGATAAAAAGATTCATAGATACTTTCCTGACTTTTATGTCAAGTTGAAAGAAACTACAGGTAAAATAAAAAAATATATTATTGAAGTAAAACCAAAGAAACAACTTAAACCTCCTACTAAACCAAAGAGACAGACGAAGGGTTATCTATATGAAGCATATGAGTATGCTAAGAATCAAGCAAAGTGGAAAGCTGCCACTGAGTATTGTAAAGATAGACTCTATGAATTTAAGGTGATGACAGAGGATGAACTAGGAATCAAATGAGTCGTATAGCACCAGCTTTAGATAATCTAATCGGGATCGAAGATCCTGATGATTTGATGGTGGAAATTATGGATCTACTTAGTGAGGGTGGTGCACCTCAAGTAGGTAACTATTATCTGTTTGTTTATAGACCAAAAACTTCGGGTATAAGATATGATCAAAACCCTCTCGTTGCAGTTACTAATGTATACTCATGGGGTTTCAAAGGAGTCAATTTTCACTGGGGTGAGTCGAGAAATTATACTTACAATGAGATAGTTGGTGGCACATATCAGATTACTGCTGAAGAGATAAAAGATCTTCAAGCATTACCTTTTGGAAAATATCGTCTAAATAGTTAAAAAAAGAAATATATGCCTAATTTTCCTCCTAATTACGCTGAACAAGAGAAGTTTTATGCATCTGAAGAATATCAAACAGGTGCAAAAGCAGCGATTGCAAATAATCAACCTTTACCAAGATACGAAAATCCAAATCCTGTTTCAAATAGTAAAGTAACTTCACAACCACGTCGAACCTCAAAGAAGCGTGGTGGTATCTTGAGATACCCAATGGAAGCATTGACAGGAACAACAGATTATCTACAGATTGATATAAAAGAATACATTAGACAACCCGGAAATACAAAACTTATTGGTGCAAAAGGATTTGGAAGAAATAGTTTAAATAATGCAGTTGGAGCAACTCGCTCTGGATCTCTCGCTACCAAGTCAGTTCAAAATACTGGAACAATTATTTTACAAATACCATCAGATATCAAAGATGGTAATAGTGCCAACTATGGTGACAGTAAGATGAATACTCTAACAGGTGCTGCTGCAGGTGCTATCGCTGGTGGTATGAAAGCAGGTTCAGAATTTGTCAAGGCTCTTGGTGGTGAAAAAACATTTTCTGAAGCGGGTGATCAAATTAAAAAAGACATAGGTGGTAATCTAACTCCGGGAGAAACAGATGCATTACTTAGTGCTGCACAGCAAGGATTAACCGCAAAAGCAACTTCTGCTGCGATGGGAATCTTTGGTGCGAACGTATCCACAGAACAATTACTTGCAAGACAAAGTGGTCAAATATTCAACCCAAACTTAGAATTACTATTCAATGGCCCTACGTTGAGAAGTTTTAGTTTCTCATTTAAAATGACACCCCGTAGTGCTCAAGAGGCAAGACAATGTAAATTAATCATAAGATCATTCAAACAAAATATGGCACCAAAAACAGGTGGAGATACAATCGGTGGTAGTGCTGTGTTTATGAAGACACCTAATTTATTTGAACTTCGTTATCGAAAGGGTAGTAGCGATCATCCATTCTTAAATAAATTCAAACAGTGTTTCTTAACAAACTGTGCTGTCAATTACACAGGTGAAGGTGTGTATGCGACATATGATGATGCCACACCAATTTCTATGCAACTTGATTTAACATTCAAAGAGATTGAACCAATTTACTTTGACGATTACGATAAGTCACCAACAGGAGTAGGATTCTAATGTATTTTAAAGAACTACCAACACTTAGATACCCGTCATTTTTATCAGATAAAAATTCATCATTAGATTACGTTGATGCAAAAAATTTATTTCGTCGTGTTAAATTAAGAGAGGACTTACAGTCCATATTAACACTATTTGATAAGTATGAAATACCAGAAGGATTTAGACCTGAAAATGTAGCAGAAGAATTATACAACACAGATCAATTGGATTGGGTTGTCATAATATGTGCAGGTATTGTCAATATTCGTGATGAGTGGCCCTTATCAAATAACGATTTATATGAATATTCTTTGAACAAATATGGAATAAATTTAAATAATGTTCATCACCATGAAACTATAGAAGTAAAGGATTCTAAGGGTAGAATAGTTCTTGAAAGTGGTAAAGTTGTAAATAAAGAATTTAAACTATCATATTTTGATAATGGAGAAGTAAAAACAAATGATCTTACTAAATTAGGAACAAATGTTGTTGCCATTAACAACCCTGTTGCGTCTGTAAGTAATTATCTTTATGAGACAAACAGAAATGAAGAAAAGAGAAATATATTTGTTTTGAAAAGAGGATTCTTGCAACAATTCCTTGATGATTTCAGATCGATTATGATCTATGATCCTTCATCACAGAGAGTCAGTAAGAGTGTCATAAAAACAGAAAATACAAATTTAACAATGCCATAAAAAAAGCACCCCGAAGGGTGCTTGATATCTCGAACGAAAATATTTAGTCGTCTGCGAGTTTTTGGAAATACGATAACGTATCGTCATCTTCTATTTCACTTGAACCTCTTGCAACTGAGGAAACTGTTTCCCTTGGTGCAGGAGTCTCAACCTCATACTCCTCTTCTTGAACCTCTGGATCTTGTGCAACTGGTGTAGCACCTCTCTTACCTAAAACATACTCAAGACGAGTCTTAAGTTCATCATAAGTTTTAAATTGAGACGCAGAACTGAACTCTTCAAGAGAACTTTGTTTCTTCCAGATTGCTTCCATAGCGTCGTCATCATCAAGTAAAGGACTTGGTGCAGCGAACTCAGAACTATCATAGTTTCTGTATCCTGCTACGTTCTTTGCCTTCAACTTGAAGTTTGCACCCTGCCAGAAATCGAATGGATCGATTGCTTCTTCATCCTCGAACTCAGGTTGCATTGCTGCAGTGAGTTTATCAAATATTTTCTTACCAAACTTATATAAGAATGTTTGACCTTCGTTCTCAGGATTAGTAGGATCTTTAACAACGTAGATGTTCGCAATGTAAGTTAACTTACGTTTTTGCTTTCTGGCAAGTTCCTTGCCAGCATCTGTTCCGTTATTCCACAACTGTGAATTATATTCTGATACAGGATCTTTTTGACCGAGTGTTGTCAAAGAGTTCTCAATATACCATCCTCCGGGCCCTTGAAAGGCATGGGAATATAATTTAACAAATGGAAGATCTTCCTTGTCTGGTGCGGGTAAAAATCTGATAACAGCATAACCGTTACCTGACTTATCGACTTCGAGTTTCCAGAAACGGTCATCACCTGATGCACCGTTATTGTTCATCTTCTCGACTTCTTTAACTAACTTTGCAGTTAGTGAACCTAGTTTAGATTGCTTTTTTAAATTTGCAAATGACATTGGATTACCTTGGATTAATTTGGATAAATTGGATTTACTTGGATATTATAACAAAGACAACACTCTTAGTCAACATTGACTCGAAGTGATTGTATTGTTTTATTGATATTGTCAAAAAAGGAATTCACATCAGTTTGTGGTGCAAACCCTAACATGATCATAGACTCCTTGAGATATTC